AACTTTGATGATCTCGGTATCTTGTTCACTCTTGCCGTTGGGATTCGATGAAGGAACCCGAGCAAATGCCCACATCGCATCGCGTGCTTTCTCAAGGTCGTAATCGACGGGAGATTCGTCTATCAACTCCCATTCATCCGACATCTCTTCTCCTTTGTCCGTGAGATAATCGACGCATCCATCGAGGTTTACTTCTTGCGGCTCTTCTGATAGCTGCACAAGTTGAGCGTCGAGACCAGCGGCATTGAGAAGCGTTTTAACGGCTTCTGTGACCACTTGTCGAGCTGGTGCGATGACATTCTTCTCGAACAGTTCCGAAGCCTCTGCAAGCTCTCCACCGCCTCCAAGCTTACCCGGTACAGCAACCCCGAACATCTGCGGAGAGGTGACACGGTGTCCGACCATAATCTTTGAGGTAACTTCTTCCGAGAGGAACTGATATTGATTGTGAGCGTCCGACAATTCAAACGGTTCGAAAATTGGTTTTCTCTCGGGATCGTCCGAATACGTTACAATGAACTTGCCCGCGTTGCTTGAACCGCTCATCTGTCTTTCGATATCCATACGGATTCGATTTCGTTCTTCTAATGGCGGTATTCCATTTAAAAAGTGGACGCGATAGCTCGGTGCCATCCCGTTTTTCATGTTGTTGATATGATAGACCCCGATCTCTTTGTCGAGTTCGATGTAATTTATTGAGCCTACGTAGTCGGGTTTGGGATAGTAAAACGACCCTGGAGAGAACGGCTTCACGTAAAGTATCTGAGTCGGGTGTTCGATATTCCTCTCAGGGTTGAACGTGCATATCTCCGATGGCTCTTCTCGCTTATCGTTCCAGTCTTTCGAGTAGTAATAGTACTCGACTTTCTCATCTTCATTGACAAACCCCGAGCGGATATTCTCAAACGGGAGGTGTGAGACGTTGGCGATAGTCGTTCGGTCGATACTCCAATTCACCTCAAGAGCGAATCCGCCTTGAATCTTAAAATCAAGACAAGCCTTCCGGAGTTCGTCGTTGAGATTCCATTGGTCAAAAGCAAGCCGCCCGTCTAAGGTCGTAGCGTCGAACCCTTCCCCGAAGATCATCATCGCGATAGTTGTGGACAGCGCGTTGTGAGTAGCGGACGAATGAAAGAGGTCGACCAGGTACTGCGGGAAGAGGTTGTCATCGCCGTAATTGACGAATCCCATCTTGTTAGCTGTCTCCCGATAGGATCGCTCTTCGTATTGGTTGAGTTGGATTAATTCCATTATTGGTAATATATGATATTATCGGGGATAGTGATGTTTGGGATGTCGTATCCTGTCGCTCCGGCTACATTCAACGTGCCTTGTTCAAGCAGTCCGACAACCTCGGTATCTGTCGGGTCTAAGTTAGTGGAAGAGTTTTGACCCCACACCTTGTAAGTATAAAGTCCGCTCTCAGTTAAGCGAACACGACCGCTTGTGGGGTTGTCTTCATTCGTGTATACTTGGAGGGTCGTATAACGGGCGTTATCGGTGTTCACGTACCCAATCAAATAGTAATCTTCTTTCGATGCCATTGACTGAAAGAGAACGAGGTAGTCTGTGAATTCGGCAAAGTCTTTCCGCATCTCCGAGAGAGTGAGATATATCGGTTGAGGACTTGCGCTGTTTGGGTTGAGGTGTATCATAATGAATCAAAAAAGGGAGAGCGTATGCCCTCCCCCTTCCTTTATATTCTAACCAAAGAAAATGAAAATCAAACTCCCGCTGTGAACGTGATGTCGTTGGCGATATCAACGAATGGAGCTGGGATAGCCTCTTCCGCTGTGAATTGCAATTGGTAACCGTTGAAGTCACCCTTTGCCGTTCCTGTTCCGACCGTTCCCCCGGTAGCTTCCGCCCCGGTAGAGTGACCCATCGCAAAGTAATTGTCGTTGACATCCTGCACAATTACCGTCAAGCGGTTTTTGAGGATATTAGCAACCTTTTCATTATCGCCCGCAATCAAGTTAGGCAATGATAATTCGAGAACCTGAGAATAGAAAACAGTACCATTCTCAACTGATGCGTTTACTGCTTGTTGGAATGACCCTGCGTTTTTGGTAATCTCAAATCCGAAGACTGTAATCGGTACTGCAGCCGAAATTTCGCCTTCCGTGATGGTCCCCCAATCGGTTGTCTCAAACTGCTTAATCCAGACGCGCTTGATTCCTCCGATCTTATCTTTGCAGGGATACGCCCTGCCTGTTATTGTTAATGTACAAGCCATATTTGAGGAATTTAGGGGAGGGATTTAACGCCCCTCCCCGAATGAATTAGGATGAGCGACGAGCTACAGCCAAAGAACCCAAATCAACGATTTGAACCCCTGCGCTAAACTTCATAATGATTCGAGTAACATCGTCACCCGTTACACCCATCAAGTTCAAAACAGCCGCTTCGATGTGATCAGTCAGCAAGTCAGTTCCGAAGTACAGATTCTCCTTCTTCGAGAAGATGAATGTGTCGTTCGGCATTCCACCCGGTGTGATAATCTCATATCCGTTAAAGAAGTTTGCAGCTTCAGCAGCGTGGAAAGTCAACTCAGCAGTTCCAGCCAAAGCCGTGAAGTAAAGCTGCTTCATTGCGCGGCTCATATACAACTTTGTGTCGGGGTCACCCGCTAACACGTCTGGAATATCTGCGGAAAGTGTTTTCAAACGTGCGAGGATGTTAGCGCTTGTAGTTGCGCCCGTCAACAAGTCCTCATGTCCTGGAGTACCTGCAACAATCAAGTTACAAATTCCGTCAAAATTAGTATATGCTCCGTCGGTTCCGCCATCGTCAAAAGCATAGTTTCCCTGCCACAAGTTGCGCTCGACTCCTTCAGCAACCTTTGCGGCTACGTACTGAGCAGCAAACGCTTGAAAGTCTGCGGGAGAGTTTGACGATTGACCGCGCATCTGGTTGGCTTCCCAAGCAGTGCGAAGGTCTTTGTTGCAGACTTGCTCGTTCACTTGAAGTGCTGTTGTAGTCAATACAACATCGCTCAAAGTTAAAGAGCCGGCGGCGTTTGAGAATTCACACCCTGCCGCTTGCAAAGCAACACCATCGAACTTGCGAAGGTTGGCTTTGTATCGGACATTTTCGAGAACCTCGACATAACCATTCGCGATGGTATCGCCTGAGAGGATAGCAGGAGCGACATAAGGAAGAGCCGCGTTGCCTGCGTAGTTTGAAGTAATTACAGCGTTAGCCATTATTTAGAGAATTGATTTTGGATCGCGGCAATGCGCTCCTTCATTGATAGTTCAGTCAAGTTGACAGGAGTTGGAACCTCCATCTTTGGGGCGCGTGAGATGCTAGGGGTGGCTTGCTTGCTCAACTCCGTGATCTTCGCGTCCCGCTCTTCAATTTGTGAAGAGAATTCTTTCTTCGTTGCTTCGATAGCTTCGGCGATCATGCCTTCAACAGCTTCTCGAGTCAACACCTCAGATGATGCTTGAACCTCTTCGGTCTCCGCTTTCATCTCTTCTTCCTTCTCCTCTTCGGCTTCGACTTCGGCTTCTGCCTCTTTCATCTCAGCGACTGCGCCTTCTGCTACTACGAGCAAAGAGCCGTCTTGAAGTTTGTAGTCTCCATCCGGTAGAGGGATTCGTTCGCCTTCGTCATTCACGACAAAAGCAGAAACACCGACAGCGAATGCGTCCGCGTCGGTTTGGATTTCCTGTCCGCTATCGAGGACAGCAGTCGCAAATGCGACCTCTTGTGTTTCCTCCTTCTCTTCGACAGCGAGTTCGACGCTGTACTTTTCGAAGATATCGGAGATGCGTTCTTTCAGAGTCATCTTCTGGGGTTTTTATATATAACGATTTAAGAACCTGAATCCTTACTCGTTAGGTGATTTTTTAAATAATCGAGTCCGAGTTCGACTTCGATAGCCGATAGAAGCTCCAATTCCTTGAGTTTGGATTCCGACCAACGAAGAGCAGCTTTTCCGCCCCAAGCCATATACATGAGATACCCGCATCCGTCAGAGAATGAGGTCGAGGACTCCAAGTCCGCTTCGTGACGGATCAGATAAGACCTCATCCGCTTGATGGTTTCGACGCTGATATTCTCCCCCTTTGCGAGTTGGCTTGCTCGTTGCTTTCCGACTCCCGTTCCACACGACCCCCACCCGTTCTTCTCGGCCCATTCTACCGCCTTCTTAGCGTTGTTCTTTACTCCGTTGGGGTAATCGTTGTAGGACTCCATATCGACGCGCTGTCCCTCTTTATATCGCTTGTCCTTTTTGACGGTTGCCTTTGCGAGTTCGTATTTATTCGTAAAGAATCCTTCAATCGAGAACCCTTTCACGCTGCCTTCCTTCACGTACTTCTCCCAAATAGCATCGTTATCGACCTTCATTGAGACCATCCACGTACCGACCGGGACATCGAGTCCATACATCCGGGATTTGTCCTGCTCTCCTTCGACGATCCAACTCTCAACAACGTGCAACCCGTTCAACGTATGCTCGTGTTCGAGGGTCGCGTTCGCTTGATTGCCGTTTTTGAAGTAGAGTTCCATCGCTCGTCGGACGGTCTTCTTTGAAAAATACACGTAGTATTCTTCTTCCCCGTTCTTTCGGTAGATGGGTTTGTCTGGAATAAGTGCCGCACCCATGACAAGACGCTTCTCGTTGTCTTGGGTCTTGAATTGTATCTGTTCGTTCTTGAGAGCTACGAAGTCAGACTCGATGGCGGGTTGTTCTACGAGAGAGATAGCGTCGATTCCGTACATCTCCGCTTCTTCGTCAATTATGAGTTCAATTATGTTCATCCTACTAATGATGCTTGATCGTTAATTCGTTGGTTCGCCTGTTGGCTGTTCGATACTTCCGAGGCTATGACGTAACTCCTAAAGCCTGCTTGTCCGGCTCCGGCTCCTAAGAACCCGAGGTCGAGTTGTGGACTTTGCGGAATCGCTCCTGTCGTTCCTCTTGCGTTTTGTGATACGGCTCCGATAGATGCAGACCCGCCCGCGTTGAATTCCTGCCGTTTGATTGTGGCAATTTGAGCAGCTCCAGCCGTGGCCACTGCTGCCGTTTGAAGAATACGGAGAATGGTCGAAGGCTGTGTCTTGTCGGTGAGTGCGGTTGTAACACCCTCAGCCGTGTTCATTACCGCTTGAACTATAGCGAGCTTTTTACCTATCTCAAACGTTCGCTTTGCTCGCTTCTCATCGTCTTTAGTGAATGCCTCTGATAAAGCCCCGACCGCTTGCAGACTCAAACTTGCTAATTGCAGTCCTTGATGTGCTGCGAGTTCCGCGTTGTTTTTAAAGTCCTCAAACGTCTCTCGTCGCTGTTGGCGAATTTGTTCCTCTGTGGTCTGTGACCCGAGGACTTGATCTGCGAAGTTCTGCGTCCGTGTTTGAAGGGTTGCTTCTGCTGTTTCTTGGGTTACTTGGAGTGTACCTTGTTCGGCTTTCTTTCGCTCCTCCATAGCTTTGACCGTCGCATTTGCGAGGTCGATTTCGGCTTGCATTGCCTCGTGAGCTTTGGTCATGCCCTCCACCTTCAGCGAGTTCAGTTCCGTTTGTAGTCGTTTCTGCGTTCGAAGGGATGCCGTTTGCAAGTCGATGACTGCCGACTCTGCTTCTGCAACCGCTTGCAAATCTTCCTCAAGACTCTCACCGAGTGCCACTTGTTCACGTGCGATTCTTGCGCGTTCTTCAGCCAATTCGATTTGACGTGCGACCGTTTCTTGTTCGAGGTCAACCGCTCGTTGAAGTGCTTCGATACGTTCCTCAACTGCGAGTGTGTCATCTTCTGCAAGAAGGCGAGCTTCTGCGATCTGTTTATTCGTCTCTGCGCGTTGTTTGATGAAGTCCCGCTCTTCGTCCTTGAGAGCGTTCATTGCCTTTTGTAAGTCTCCTGCGGCTTTGGTCTCTCGAATAATCTCGTCGGTAATTCCTGTAAACGCTCCTTTGATATCAGTCAACGCCCCTTTGAAGTCACCTGTGAAGAACTTGACCAACGCCCCACCGACTTTGGAGATACGGTCCCGGATAACATCGAACGCGGCTCCAAGTGCTTGAGTCGCTACCTTCAGTTGTTCCGCTCCTTTCTTTGTGCTTGTGAAGTACGAGACAAGGCTTCCAATCGCAACAAGAATTAGACCGATGCCAGTCGCAGCAAGAGCAACTTTGAATGACTTCAATCCAGCGACTCCACCCTTCAAGCCTCCGACCATATTTCGGAACCCCGTCACGGCTCCTCCGGTCATCTTATCAAGTTGACCCGTTAACCCACTAACCGCCCCCGAAGTACCGTCGACGCTCTCACCAACTTTATCAATTGACTTCGTGACATCGCTTGTGTCTGCGGTGACTTTTAGTACGATATTTTCAGTAGCCATGTAATGAGTTTATAAAGAAGGAAAGCAAGTCCGAAGATGTAACCAGAAGCCAGAAACCAATCCAACGCCTTGAACCAAAGCGGGACATGAACCCTCTCGCCTTTGTTCTGAAGTAATTGGATCGCTTCTCCTATATAACGATGATTGTCAAGATTCCTCATTGTTCAAAGGGTTGGAAGCAGTTGGATGAAGCGTTATCATAGAAATACCCGTACCTCTCGCAGCAAACGCGAGTCACCTGAACGACCGTCTGTCCGCTTAGGTTGGTGAATTGAATCTTCCCGTCTGCCTTATCGATACCAAACGGGATGAATTGACAGTCGCGGATATCTCCCAAGACCTTCAGAAGTTCCACCTTCACGAGGTCTTCACTTGTCGCGTCATAGGAGATAGATAGAATCCTCCAATACGTGTCTTTGATATAAATCTTGTCGAGAATTCGAAGGTCGCTAATTCGGATCGTGTGAGCCTGAAGAACGCAGGTGAGCTTGCGAGCGTCTGAGGAATACAACTCATTCACGAACGGTCTCCAATAAGTGTAATAAAGGGTATTCAATGGGTTGGCTTCTACGATATGGAACGGACGCTCCGGCACCGAACCCGAGGTCTTCATCTGATACGCTTGCCTCAAGGTCTGAGAACTGCGAGAAAGCCGGATATTCAGTGTCTGTAGTGGTATCATCATTGTCATCGTTCTGATAGTAGATTGTCCCCGTCTGTTGATCGTTCCAAAACGCCAAACGCGGGAGCGGGTCTTTGATAGTCTTATCGTCCTGCTCCGTATCAATCAACATCCTATGAACTGCGTACTGCGTGCCGGGAATGTATGAAACGACATGAGGCGCAAAGGGTGACTTTATCTCTTTAGTTGCCTGAAGCGAAGTCGTTCTCTGGGTCATCGACTCGGTATCTTCCATAGACCCGAGAAGCGTTTTTGAACACTATGTCGTTGATAAGGTCTTTCCCGTTCGAATGCGTCCAATCGTACTGCCTCGCTTGGAGGTCTGTCGTGGGTGCAATGGTGATGTCTTTCGAGAGGTCAATCTTGTTCGTCCAATCTTTCTGCGCTCCGCTGCTCATGTAGTCATTGAACGGCTCAACCTCCAGGTGTTTTGGGTTGTTACGATCCGGAATGAATACAAGATTGAACATCTTCTGAAGTCCTGAGATGAAATCGATTTGTTTCATTTTCGGCATATTGGCGGCAACGTCGACTGTTTGTCCGCTCGTTGCTCCGGATATCTCTACAACTTCAAAACCTGTTCCACCCGCTCCCAGTTGATTAGTCCCGGTAAAGTCTACCGTGTGACCTGAGTTGGTTAAAGCGTACTGAAGAGATACTGCGTCACCTTGATTCAAAAGAATGGGGTCAGTTAAAACGACGAAAGACTCATCATTGAAAAAAGCTCCGGTCAGGTTGTCGATGATAGTCGCTAAAAACGTCGAGCCTCCTTTTGCGAGTCGCATTGTGAGTGTCGTGTTCGTGAGGTGGTCAATTACCCCATGTACATAAACGCGAAAAGTGTAATAAGCGCGGAAAGGTGCTGTGTATGTTGTGCCGTTGAAATTATTATCGCTATCGTAAAAGGGAGCCGATTCAGAGAATCCGGTCAGGTTGGCAAAGGTTATTGAGCTTAACCCAGTAACGTCTGCGGAATACCCAACAAAAGCCGTTTGCGCTTGCGGGTTTCTGTTACCCTTGATTGCCAAATTGCCGTTGTATAGAGCGAGATATACATCGCTCATCCTACTCAAGAAAGTAGAGTCGTAAGTATATCCTGCTGCTGTCATTATCTCCTCAAATAACTTCGAGGCTTGGAAGTATGGCGTGAAGTCTCCGTGTTCGAGTGGGTTGTCTTCCGTCCATAGGTTGGAAGAGGTCCAGTTTTGCCCCTTGTCAGGAAGTCCGTAACGGATTACGGAGCTTGATAGATTACCCGCCCAACTTGCCTCGATGTTCGTAGCATTCAAAACGTGATTGTATGAAGACAAGTTCAGGTCGGTGAGCATCCCGTCCCCGATATCCCGTGAGAGATTAGCCGTCTCACCGAATACCGCGATTTCAACGTCTGCATATTTGCCTTTCTGAACGTATACCGCTTTCACCTGAGCAAATCCCCGCATGACAGGGATCGTGTTGTAAGTGAGTTCCGCGTCGACCTTAGACCTTCGGGTCCCATGTAGTAATAATACCGAACTCATTGACCGCCCCGAAGTAGTCTTGATTCTTCTTCGTGAGTGGTACGCGGAAGGTCTGCGAAAAGCTACTTGATGAAGCGTTGATATTCTGAATATCGGAGAACTGATAGCTCAGGTTGACAGGCTCGTTCTCGTAGAGTTCAATCTCGTTTCCTGCAAGGGTGAGTCTTAGCATCGGATAATTTGTGCGAGTTCAACATTGAACGAAGTGATGAACACCTTCGAGACCGTTTCCTCTTCGATTTGCATCGAGTTGGTTTGGATGGTTACAGGAACCCAAGTCCCGTCGATTCGTGCCATGACATTCTTCGACCTCATGCAGTATTGAAGTAAAGTGACCTCCTCGATGGTGAGAACGCTATTGAGTTGATAGGTCTCTTTCGCTTCGAGTTGGTACGGCTTAATTTCGCGTGCGCTTGAAGCGAGGCTGAATTGGGAGGCGCTGTAATCTCCTACAATTTTGCGATAGGTCTTCTCTTCACGAGTGACCGTCTTTTGTTTCTTTCCATTGAAACGGATATAGTCCCACCCGCCCCGAGTGTTCGCCCATGCCAATTGGACAGGCTCGTTCTTTGTGTTTCTGCAATTGTTACGGATGCGGAGAATGTTTCCCGTTTGCGCGGATGCCGTTTCCGGGATTATATCGTAATGACCCCAACCGCCAGTGACCGCATTCAGGGCGTTCGTGATCGCGCTCAATGAACTGGGATAGACATAAGCATAGAGAAGACTCCCATCGTTATTTGAATCGCTCCAAGAGGTAGTTGGAACAAGTCCTCCATTGGTTCCGTTTACCGTGTAGATGATTGTATCGTCAATACTCCCCGCGGTGTCGTAGGTGTTTATTACAAGCCTCGTGATGAGTGACCCGGTATCGTCGCTATTGATAAACGCTGCAACCCCGTTATCTTCAATCCCTGCACTTACTTCGATGACGTTGTTCACGGGTTCACGATCTGTCAACCAAACTTTTTTTGTTGATGCTGTCCCGTAGTAATCAGCGAACGAAGGAAACAACCCTTGGGAAAGCTGCTCGTATCCGTCAAATAGATAGTAATATCCGGAAGTATCTTCAGCAAGAAATTCCGTGCTTCCGTCAAAATATCCAATCTTCAAACGATACCTCTTGATATTGTCATTCGAACGGGTGAACATCTTGTTATGGAACGAGTGAATCGTCGAGGTCGTGTTGTACTTCAAAGAATCCACTTCCAACCGTCCCGCTATGACTTCGGACAAATCAAAAAAGGCGTTATTCGTTGGGTTGGGAGTCAAGTAGATTTTCGAGATGATAGTCCCGTTCTCCTCTACCTGTACGATATAGCGATAAGCGTCATCAACCGTCTCATCCGGGATAAGGGTGAACAATAGTTTTTGTCCGGCTGGTCTCCAACCTTCCTGCGGTCCTGCGTCAATTGATGCCATTAGTTCTTGATCGTTATGTTTCCGAGGTTTGCTTTGAATTTACCCGCGATATCTTCCGCGAATGCTGCTCCGAGTTTCTTGGTGTATCGTTTGCTCACCGCTGTATATGCTTTCTCATAAAACCGAAGTCCGACGATTCCCTTTTGTTTGACCGAGCGAGCCATAAGGAAAGCAGCGGAGTTGATATTGCTCTTCGTGTTCTTCTTGAACCGACCCTTCTCATCTCTGAGCTTGATTCCTTTGGCTTTGATCCACTTCACAAAAACGGACGACGGGGGTTGTTTGCGAAACGTAAACGGAGACCCTTGATTCTTGCGCGTGCCGTTTACCCCGAAGTGAATGAATGGAGCATACTTCTTCGCTTTGCCTTTGGCTCCGAAACTGATTTCTCGTATCTCGTTCCCACGTACCCGGACGCGATAATTGAGAGACCGCTTGAGCGTACCCGTAGCGACTCCGTAATTCTTATTCTTGCCGATCCTACGCCCTCCGAGATGCCTCTTCGCACTCTTGAGGATATCATCTGCAAACGCTATCAGTGTCTCGTTGACTTTGCTCATATCCCTGCGCGTTCGGATGCCTTGCGGCAATGGTTCTTCTCGATGCTATCGAGTAACAAGGTCAGCCATAAACCGAGACCCGTGAGCGTTCGTTCTCGTTGGTTGGCTCCCAGGACAGCGGAAACGGAATGATTCCCGAAAGGAACTCCCGAATCCATCAGAAGCCGATTGAGGAACTTTGACGCTGTGACTGATACAATTATTGACACGTCCCGAAAGAAGTCGTATATGGCTCTCCAAATGCTTCTGAGGACATCTGATGCAATAAAGTAAAGCGACTCCCCAAACGAGTACACGATCCCAACGGGGATGGCTACGATCGCGAGCACAAAGAGAAAGAGTATTTTTATTGCCTTCATAGTTCAGGGTCTTCAGGGAACCAGCCATTCTCTTCCATGTATTCTTGTGATCGAATTGTTGTATCGCTTGGGACGATATAACCGAACGGGAACTTGGAATTGGTTTGGACAAATGCAGACAGAGAGAAGCGTTCATCATTCGACAGCTCAGGAAAGCAAGCGACCAACTTCTCAAGCGTTGCCGCTGGATGTACGTTGATAAGATAATCCGTATCCACTTGCAAAGCGTTCTGTACTCCGTCAGGGTGTACGATAATCCCAAAGACGGTCGAGGCCGCTTCGCCTTCCGCCTGTATCAAAACGGGTCGAGAGATGTTGTATAGTTCGCGCGTGATTTGGTACGCTCTGCGCTCGCTTGTTTGCGTGTCCGTTGGTAGGACTATTATGTAGCCGTTCATGAGTATATGTTGTAGAACGTGTTGATGTTGTCCTCGATGTTGGTGCGGTTGCTGGATTGGTCGCTACTATAAAATATTAATTCTTGCAAATAATCTGAAAAGCTTGAGCCGCTCGCAAGCGTTCCAATTTGAAAAGCGTCAATGCTTCCACTAGCTAAAGTGACTAAATTAAATTGTGGCGTATTGTTTGCCCACGCCCTAAATCCTCCAAGCGTTGAGCCTGCAACCATACTAACAACCTTTTGTGTTTGACTTCGTGCAACATCGCCATACAAAACTGTATTGTAATAAAATCCAGTATTTCCATTGCTTGTGTTATAGAATCGAAAATTACCAGTAAGGTCACCAAAAACATTATCCCAGCTAGAAGCTGGCCCTCTGAGCACTGTAAACGCGCTGACTGAATTCATATTTAAGCCAAGGTTGGGAGTATTTAGTTTATAGTTATTGCCAGGAAAATCTAACGTAGGCTTTCCGTTCTCCGTCACCACGCCCGTAGTCCCGTCGTAAATCTTTGGCATATTCGCCGTTGTGGTTTGCGTCGCGTCGTTCGAGTTCGATGATTGGTCGTACCACTTCGATACAAACCCGTCATTACTCCCGCAATGCGCTGCGAGTGCAACCGTATCCAATTCACCGAATACGTTAAACCCTATATCCGCGTAGCTGCTCCCGTTGTAAACCTCTACCGCGTCACCCGTGTACGTTGAATCCAAAAGCCTCAATGAATACGCAGCCGCTGCACCGCTGTACGTGTCGAGCAGTGGCGTGTTTTGGGTGAAGTAATCGCCGATGTTGGATTCGATGCTCGTTTGGTCTGTGCTTGATTTGGCATTCGCGTAAAAAATCAACTCCTGTTGTTTTCCGTCGTAAAACGTGTTTTGTGTTGGAGTGTTACCAATTGCCCAATCATTGTTGGAGGTGTTTATCGTTGCGCCTGCGCTTGTGCCTTGTGTTGTGATTGAACCGTTTAAATAGAAATTTGCATCATTTACAGTTGTCCCGTCAAACACCAAAGTTCCGAGGCTGTATATAGTTTGGGCGCTGTTATTAAACGCGATGCGACCCATTACACGCAGTTGAGTTTCTGCGGTCAATTGCCACAGTGTGCCAACCTGACCAGACAAAAAATTGATTCCGTATATTATATCATCGCTTGTGGCTGTGTTCGCTTTTGAAACGGTGAAACTTGTTCTGTTTGTAGTACCTGAAAATGGAGGTGTGCTACTTGTTAAACTATCATTCGAGCCATCAAAGTCCAACGCCAAACGCCCACCCTCTTTTACCAAGGCTCCGCCCGTGTAGATAGTAGGTTGGTTCGCGCTTGTTGTTTGGGTTGTATCGTTACCGTTGCCTGACTGGTCGCGCCAAACTTGAACCGTGCAAGTAGTGCCACTGCAAAAGGTCTCAATGGCTGATTCATCGATTTCCTCGCCTACGAATCCGATGCTTTGAGTTGTGCTATCGGACGCTCTGCGGATAGTCATGCAATCGCCTGAGTATAGCCCATTCAAGCGACGGGTTGAGTACGCCGCCTCTGCTCCGCTTCCGTAACGTCTCATTCAAAAGACCCGTAAAGGCTGGAGCTTGCGCTACCTCCTCCCACGTTTGCTTGAGGCTGATTGGAACTGTGCCGCCCGTCCTCGCTTTGAGATACTCCAAAAGAGCCGCCTTGACCGTAGCAAAAGAAGCATCGTCTGCGGGAGCTGGTGTAAACTCAACCCATGTGCCCGTGTCGGGATCTGCGAACGCAGCCTCTGAGTAGTATATCTTCCTCTTGATGACCTTGCCCGCTGTTGGGGTGTCGCTGCTTGCGCTCTCCGCGAGTCCGTCCCCGTCCGCTTTAGCGGTGTAGTAAAGTTCGACCGTATCCGTTGCACCGCTTCGGAAGGTCTCCGCATCTGTGGCAAAGCGTTCGTGGTATTGAACCCCGCTTGCAGCGTCTGCCCATTCGAGGTCGTAGTCCGTGCCGCTTGCCTTTACAAGAGCTTGTCCCGAAGTACCTCCCGCAATGACTCCCACTTTTGCCGTGTTCGCGGTTATCTCTCCCGCTTGAGTCGGGGTGATTCCTGTCTTGGCGTTGTTCGCTGTGATGTCATCGGCTTGGGTTTGAGTGATCCCGACCTTTGCATTGTTTGCGGTGATATCGTCCGCTTGTTGGGTCGTGATTCCGACTTTCGCGGTGTTGGCTGTTATCTCGCTCGCTTGCGTGGGTGTGATGCCTGTCTTCGCGTTGTTAGGCGGTTATGTCTGCGGCTTGTTGTGTTGTTATTCCAACCTTTGCCGTATTAGCTGCGACAGCTGCATTCGCTGCAACCCGTGCCTCTGTATAGTAAAGATTCGTCCCCTCGTCAATATCTGTCGTGACCAAGACCACCACTCCCGTCTGTCCGTTCACCGAATCGACGGGTACGCTTGGAATGTCTCCCGTAAGTGCGAGCGTCCCTGATGAGGTGGGAAGGGTGAGGTTTACATTGCCTGCGCTATTGAGACGCATTCGAGCCTTGGTCCCGTTCCCTTCATCGTGGATGTAGACCTTGCCATATAGATTAATATCTGCCTCGTTTGCAGTTGTCGAACCGTCTATATTGATAGCCGTGTAGGCCGTTGCTCCTGCGGCATCCGTTGCGACGATAAGATCGATATCTCCTGGACTTGTCTCCGTGATTTCTACGCCCGTAATTCCCGCTTTCAGTTTGGCTTGTGTGACCTGTTAACTCGAGTGCGCTGTCTGTTCTGCTTCCGTTGTTTTGAACTGTGCTTGTGCCTTGCTTTAGTTCGGTGTAAAGAATAAGAAGCCAATCGACATTCTCCCACCGCGTTTGTCCGCTGTTGTACTTTAATACATCGTGATTCTCAAGGTTCGCGAGAGTTACATCGGTGAGAGCTGCGAGCGTATCAACTCCGCCCGTATCTAAAGTGACTACGCCTTCTCCATCATCGGTGAGAGTGCCGTTGTTTACTTTGATCGTGCGAACGCTGAGGACATCGGTTGATCCGTCGAGCGTCAACATACGTAAGAAGCCGCGTCTCGCGTAGGACGGCTCGTCACCGCCTCCAGGAGTTACCCCATCAATGGGAGCATTGCAAGCGTCCCACTCGTAAGGGATAGCAACTGACAAATCAAGCAGCACACCCGAGAGGACGTTCTTCGTCTCTTCTTCGAGTGGGGTTGTCGTAGCGTTTACAACCTCATAATCTTGAGCAAAGGTGAAGATATTCCCACCCATCCGGATATCTGCGATAATGTCTTCCGCGCATTGCTCCGCATCGGATACGACCTCGCGTTGTCGTTCTACTTTATCGCTCTTGTCTGCGGGTACGTCAAGGATATAAACCTCGATATTGTAAGTCTTCGTCCCGCTGTCATAGGTTGCCCCGGTATACACCAAATGCATGAGGGGGAACTCGGTGAACTTTGCGAGGTCTACGTCATCCGGAGAACCGAACGAGAATGACTTTATGAAGAAGTGACTCGTCGCGAAGTCTTCAAACCTTTCTACGATGTTATTGAACGTGATCATGTGAGCTTCTGTCTTTTAGATAACTGAGGTGCTGGAAGATGACTTGAACAGGGAGTTCCGTAATCGCGTCCATTTTGAGAACGTCTTCCCCTGCGAGGGAGTAGAGGAGATGGTACCACCCCCATTTTTGGCCGACTGGATCGCTTTGTCCGCCACCTCCAGCAAAGAGAACTGCATATCGTGAAGCAGTTGATTTCTGGAAGTCCAAAAAAAAAGCAGCATCCCCGAGATAAGGTCTGCGGGCATCTCTTCGAAGATGCTTGCGTCTTCTTTGGCGGTGTACTTCTTTATCTCGTATTTGTCTCCGAGTTCGTAGGTCACTTCCCGATAGAGGAGAGCGGTAATCTTGTGAGCGTTTGCCCAAAAGTCTTCGAGGTGGTTTTCCATGTCGATCCACTCACCCGCCGTGAACTCATCCCAGTTCGGAATAAAGCCAAAGCGTTTTCCGTCCATCTCAACGACTTTCTCGTGACGTGCGGTCTCTTGGGTGAGAAGGTTGTCCAAATGCGCTGAGGCGGCTTCTATTAGCTTCTGAGGCATCGCACGCAGTTTCTCCACCGAGTACCCCGAGCAGATAGATATCTTGTCGAGGGGGTTGTCTGCTGTCATCATGACTTGGAGTTCTCCGAGTGAGAGATCAGACCATCGGTGCGGGAGTTTGAGTTCCATCATTGTAATAACTTGATTTGTTTGGTTTCCTTATCCAAAATGGAATGCGTGAAAAATGCGTGAATTTTGCGTGTTTGCGTGAATCGTGCGGGTAGCCCGAAAGTTAGGGCAAAAAAAAAGCCCCGTGAGGGGCTGTTAAGACAGGAGGAAGGATTCGGTTTGTTCGGTGCGGTCGAGCACCTCTTGAAACCATTCGGGCTCGTTGTTCATGCTGCGAGTGCGTTCATGAGTGCAACCTTTGCTTCTGCCTTAGTCCATCCAGTGAAGATGTTCGGGTCAGTCACTTCGTTAATGCATCCGTCCGACTCAATTTCAAAGTAAGTGAGTTGAACTTTCCACTCGCATCCGTTGAAGTAGATGCATGAGTTAAACTTGTTGCCGTTCGCCATTGTTCCGGTTGCTGTCTCCTTGACTCGTGCGATTGTTTGTGTGATTGAGTAGTTCATGGTGTGTTTGTTTCGTTTGATGTCTCAAAGATACGCAATTCTTTTCTTTATCTCCAAATTTATTTTGCTTTATTTCGTTCTTTTTTTCTTAATCCCTTTGTTTACAGGGGTTTACGGATAAAAGTTTTTTCTATCCAATAGCATAAGAACCGAAGTTCGGGTTCGTTTGGTTGAATGTGATCGCGTACCTCATCGCGTCGATGGCGTGGTTGAATGAGTCGACAGGTTCATTGAGTTGCTTCCCGTTCTTGTCTTCCTTCCATTTGTAGTTTCTGAGTTCGCGGATGAGGTTCACACTCCGAGCCGTGACAAGAAGCGGTCGCGAATGGAGGAATTGGATTCCGTTCTTGACGCTATCCTTTCCCTTTCTTGCTCCGTGAGTATTGAATCCGTGAGCGTGTATCTCGTCGATGCTCTTTGGCTCAGCGGAGTCACAGATAACAACATCCGATCTATCGACTTGATTATCTCGGAGGACTTTTGCAATATCCGAATTAGTGAGTCTTGTCGCGTAGCAGAGTTCGTCGACTGCAAATCCGTGTCCGTCTGTATAGACTCGGACGATGGCTGTCGGGTCGTTTGTATATCCGAAGTCCAATCCGATGTTGAGGAGCTTTAAATTCATTGGGTATTTGGTTTATTTCTTTCCAGTGGGTGAAGATGGTTGCTTGTGAGGTTCCTCGTTCACCGAGACCGTATACTTTCCAAAAGTTCTCGTCTGCTGTTTTAAACCGCTCAATCTCCATGACCACACTTTCAGGGAGGAACGGGTTGTCTTTGTACGTGGTGCGGAAGAACTCCGCGTCTTCTCGTGGGATGACTTCTTCATAGATCCAGTGAAATTCGTCTGATGGGTTATAGTCTAAAAGAACCCTCCCCGTTGTTCTTAGGAGGAGTTGCCGCCAATCTTCGAGGTTGATCTCGTTGGCTTCGTTGATAAATAGAACGTCTCGCTTGCGTCCTCTGACCTTCTGCGGTTGGTCGATGCTGATGAACTCAACCATATTGCCCCAGAGTTGATAGGTTGCATCGCTCTTGTTGTGGAGGTCGGGGTTGTAGACATCCTCGTTGTTAAGTATCTCGAAGAAGTCTCTCATCGCTGTCGCTCGAAGTGCTGGGAATGTCTTTCGGCATATGGTGATAACAAGCCCCGAGTTCTTATGACACAACTCAATGAGTGCCGTGAGGATGGAGTACGTCTTCCCGGATCGTGTCCCGCCCTGGTGGATTTGAATCTTCGACTTGCATTCTTTAACGTGGTAATATGTCGCGGGGAGTTTATTCATCCAACCATGAGAGCGGCTTCTTCTCTTGAACCTCTATCTCTTGCCTTTCGATATATCCGCGCTTCTTGCCTTTGGTCTTGAGGAAGAAGATAGTAGCGGCGGGGTTGCCTTCTTTTACGAGCTTGTAGAGGTGGGATTCTGCGAAGTCGAGAACGCCGTCTTGGATTGAGTCGACTGCCTTCTTGTATTCCGGATCATCCTTGAGCCATTGGTAGTGGGTCGTTCGTCCTACATCTACCATCTTACAAGCGGTGGAAACAATACCGAGCGACTTCTCCAATGCTTCGAGCATCTGCTCTTTTTTGGTGTTCCGATTGTTCACTTTTACGGCTTCCATAGCTGCGCTTTTTTACCTGTGAAGTCCTCCCATCGCTTTACAATTACGTCGCAATATTTCGGGTCTAATTCCATGCCGTAACATTTGCGGTTTGTTTTCTCCGCTGCTATTAGCGTCGAACCCCCTCCCAAAAACGGGTCGACAATATTTTTTGATTCTACTTGATTACTTAATTGAATTAATAGCTCAACGGGTTTTGGTGTGGCGTGTACTGCTTTTCTATCTCTTGCATGTTGCAATACATTCGGGGTCGCTCCGTCCCCTATTTTTCCGGCTATTTTAGAACCAAACAAACATAGCTCGTGTTGATTGCGAAACGGCATCCCCATTCCCATTTGCATCTTATCCCAAACAATCATATTTCGAACACGATAACCGTTCCCTTCTGACAAGTCAAAATTCGTTATCCACATTTTCCAATCGCAAAAAACAAAAATAGAATGCGCTTCTTGAAATTGCGTAAATACCGCATTCATCAATCTCTCATATCCACGAGTTGAAAGATTGTCGTTTTCAATTTTTTTTCCTCCTCGAGCCCCGATACTACCTGAACCTTTACCGCTTTCCTGGAATCCTCCTGAACTATAAGGTGGATCAGTTAATAAAATGTCCGCCTTCTCTCCGTTCATTAGCTTCTCCACGTCCTCCGCTTTGGTCGAGTCCCCACAAAGCAAACGATGCTCCCCCAAGATATAGAGGTCTCCAAGTTTCGTCTTCGGCTCTTCCGGTGCTTCGGGTACTTCGTCGGGGTCGGTCAATCCTTCGACCTCTTCTTCTTCTTCGGGTTGCCATACATCGAGACCCCATTCATCGAGTTCTGCTGCGTCCCATTCGTTCGCGAGGATATCCCAATCCCATTCGCCAAAACCGACGTTATCTTTCACGATGAACTCCTTCGCCTTGCTTTCTTCCCACGTAGCGACATAGACGGGTGCCTCGGTCAGTCCTGCGGCTTTGGCTGCCTTTGAGCCTCATGTTACCACCGAGGACAATCATATCCGGGTTGACTACAATTGGACGCGCTTCGAGCATCTCCGGAAACTCCTTTATACTCGTTACGAGCTTCTGGAATTTATCGTCTTTAATTATCCGAGGGTTCGTCGGGTTTTGTTTGATCCCCGAGAGTTTCATTGGCTTGATCGAGGACGGCTTCGAGGGTGTATCTGAATTCATCGTTATGGACGGCTAAGGTTAGAAGTAAAGTGGCGGGATCGTCCCCCGCATGGAGTCGAATTGCTTTATCGTTCTCCGTGATGAGAAGGAAGTTCTTCGCATGGAGGAGGGCTTTTCTTGCGTTTCTCATGGGTGCAAGATACGACCTTCGACATCCCGTGCGATATTCTCCAGGGTCTCTTTGTCGTATGAGGTGATAGGAAGAACCCGCTTCACGAGGAAGGGATCGCCTCCGAAGTGCTGGTGTTCAAACTTCTCTTTTTGGTCTTGTTTGAGGAATTGGCGGATATTCTCCGCTATGATCTCCCGTTCTGTTGCTGTGTAGCTCATTCTGTTTCGTTTATTAGCTTCTGAAGCTCTGCGAGCATCCGACGATTACACGAACTGCATTGGCTTGCTTGGGTGTTCGTTCCTGTTACCTTGGAATATAGCTTCGCCAGTTGTCCGTTTGTTCTGAATTGGTTCTCTGTTTTGAGAAAGGTCTTGATCGCGTCGAGGTCTGCTTGTTTGATTTCTGCTTCCCACTTACCGAGGGGACAGGAGGCAACCTTTAGACGTGTCTTCGTGGGCATATGACACCCGCACAACTCCGAGTCGGTGAAGGCTTCTGTCACGAGGTCTCCACAACTCTTGGTCTTCTCGACGAAGTGTTCGCAGCCTTTGCAGATATTAAGTCGGTCAGTCCTCTTTTGAGCCGTTACGAAGAACATCTTTTAAAATTTTTCGGGTGATGTGTAGTGAGCGATAAAGGGTCGATTCTCCAACGCCAGACCGTCGAGATACGTCAGCCATGTTCCACCCTTGCAAGTATAGAGAGAAGATTGTTCTATCAAACCAGGAGAGGCGGTCAAGGATGAGTTGCATTTGCTCTCGTTGGATGGCTTTGGTCCAGTCGCTTTCGAAGGTTTGTTCTTTGGGGTCAGCATCTGTTACTTGATATAGGTCTTTGAATTTTCCTCGTGTGGCTTCGGTGTACATGGCTTTGACAAAGTACCCGAGCGGGTTGTCATTTTCCCCATCGGGAAAGCGTTTGTCAATGCATCGAAGGTAAGTGTGATGTACAAGGTCGGAAGGGTTGTCCGTCCATCGTCGACCGATGCGAACAAGTTTTGAATAGTGCTTTGTCAAAAAGCTATTCCAACCCTTTCGACTTCCTGAGTTCATCGACCTTCTCTTTGTATATTTTGTAAAGTGCCTCCAATTCGTGAACGCTGAATCGCTTCGTTTCGTTGCTCAACCGAACAAGGCGATCCGCTGTCCCTTCACCGTGTAGTTCGTCGAGACGTTTCGCGAATTCGTATTGTGCTCCCCCTTCGAATCCGTTGCAAGCTTTACACTGAAATTGAACGTTGAGTTCATCGAATCGGGTGGGCATCTTTTGCCGCACCATAAAATGCCCTGCGTCTGCGCTCTTGTAATGGCGCAAGCGATCGCAAGTGAAACAAGCTCCCCACCCTTCATCGTTGACCGCACGCAGCCGGATGAACTGAGAGAATATCTTGTCAAGCTTCGCCTTTGCTTTCGCTACTGTCATTCTTTCCCGGTATGAGATAGGGGTTGTTCTTCATGCGCCATTGCAAGCGAGCTTGTTCGGGATCGTACTCAGGGACGTTCGTTGGGTCTTGCGCTCCTCGACTCACCGTCTTGTGTCGTTGCTCAAGGATTGAGGCTCGTTCTTCTTCATGCTTGATGATGCAGTCGCGGAACTCCTGTATCTTCAAACGCTCAAAGAAGTTGCCGTAATATCCTTGCTTCATCCTTTCGCAAATTAAGCGAAGTTCTTCCAGTTTCAAAACGGGGAAGACGTCGAAGATGGTTTCTGCGCAAAGTGCCATATCCTCGAATGAGTGAAGGGTCTTCTTTGCGTCTATGAATTGGACCGTCTTATTGATGAGCGTAACTACCGTTGCCCGCGTCTCTTCAGGATGGTGCCGTAAGGCGGTTTGAATGTTTGTTCCTTCCCACGCTTGCTCGTTAGTTTGTTTAAATAGTCCCGTGCTTGAGATAGTCTTCAAGCTGGTTTTTGCTTGGTTGCTTTGCAGCTCCTGTTTTGTTCGTTGTAAATTCATTGCTTCGTTTTATCCAGTTCCGCGCGGCAGCATTCCAATTCTTCATTTTGTTTCTGCCGGCTTTCCATCCGTTTGATTCGTAGTAATTCCAAAACTTCTCGCCTTCGTCGCGAGATGATCCCGCAAGTTCGAACGAATTCATCGCTTCTTCCAAACTTGGTTCCTTGAAACGTACTCTCTTAACTCCATCTATACTCTTCTCTTTACTCTTCTCTATACTCTGCGCAACTGTAGTTGCTTCTTTTGCAACAGTAGTTGCAACTTTTGCAACGATAGTTGCTTCTTCTTGCAACGATTGTTGCTTGTTCCGTTCGTTGCTTGTTCCGATTGTTGCTTCTATGAGAACAGTCATCTTCCTTCGGTGACCGTACCCTTCGCATTTGATGTGTGCAGTCTCGCAAAGGTCCTTGCGCATCTTACGGATGTACTGAGAAGAGACCCCAAGAGACTCAGCGAGGAAGTCATCTCCCGCCCAACACGACCCGTCTTTGTGACTGAGCGCGTGAATTTTAGAGAGGAGAATTCTTTGCATGGGAGAGAGGTCATCCAACAACCAAATCTCCTGGGGTATCCATATTCCGTTCATTTCGCCAAAGGTATATTGTAAAATTTAAGGGTCAATCCATCCCCTCCCTTTCACACAATAGAACCTCTTCGACGATCTCCGCGTATGTCGCTCCACACGTTTCGGATATCTCCGGGAGGTGCTTGAGTATGTTACGCGGCATCCGCCCGCACCAATTGCGAACGGTGTTTGGTGTAACGTCCAGAACCATTGCAGCGGTTGAAGTCGAGCCGTAGTTTCGGATTAAGAACAGTTTGATATTATTCATGATAGCAGTTTTTCGACTTCATTTCTTGGGATTCTAATCGACTTATTGTTTAAACCAAAACGAACAGCCTTGACATCCTTCCGCTTGACCATGTTTCTGATTGTTGTAGGAGTCACTCTTAAAAATTTAGCACACTCCGCAACTGTCATAAAATCATAACTTAAAGAACTCACACTTTCTTCAAAATTTTTTTTTGTAACACTTGATTCAGAAATCTTTTTAAAAACTCCCGCCGATCGCCCTTTCTGACGTTTTTTTTCGGCTTCCTCTTTGTGACGGATATACTTCGGGACGTTTATCTGAAACTGCTCATTTTCGAAGGAACAAAACTCGCTCAGTCGTCTCCAGCGTTCCTTCATTGAAATCAAATTTCTTCCCGATTGAAATTCATTCAATTCAATTTCATTCCATTTGATCCTCGGTGTGAGGTGTTTATTGATTGTTTTAATCAAATCAATATCCTCTTCTCTAGTCCATTTTTCGTGTTTCATATGTTTGTTTGTTTATTATTCATAGCGCGTAACCTTTACCGCTCCCCACAGGAACGAGCGAGAGACTTTGATTCGCTTCGTTGATACCTTCTTCATTGCTTTCTTCTTTGGCGTGTATCGGTTGCCGTTGAAGTCGTAGTACGGGAGGATATGCTTTGAGAATCGCGTCTGCATCGCTGCGAGAGTGTGGTTCTCCATCGGCTTGATTTCTTTCCATTGTACGGGTCGCTTGCTGTCCTTTGTGATGTGTTGGTTTACAAGCTCAACGAGCCTCTTGTCTTCTGCCTTTGTCCAGATCATAGCTTCGAGATAAGGGTTGAACGGATGGACAAGAGGAACTCAGCCGCTTCAAGAATCTTCTCAGGGTCGCTCTCTTGATTGATGGCGTGACCGATTGCCCAACTTGCGTCAATCCTCTTTTGAATGTCAGGGTTGTTCGCCTTCGATTGATTCGGGGTAAACCCTGGCTTCGATAGTCGCATCTTATCGCCCCACTTCGACGGGGTGACTTCGAATTCTACTTCGTCTCCAACGCTCCAACGGTCTTGGCTCTTTGCCGATACCTCTCCGCCGTCTCCGGATTCGAGTTGGATTTCGAACTTGTACATCAAGCCGTTTTGGCTGTCATAGGTGCCATTCGGTTGAATGGTCTTGATTTTAGATTGTCCCATTTTCTTTGGTTTTAGGGATTTATTTCGTCCGCGCTCTGCGGATGGATTCTTTAAGTTGAGAGATGAGGCGATCGAATTCCGCGTCTTCATCTCGGAGGTTTGCTGCGAAGTCGTTGAAATCCTTCGCGGGGTTCACGTTTACGCTACTTCGAACGCATATCGGTTTTACCCATTGCTTTTCGTGTGAATTCATTGTTTATGTGTCTGTTTAGGTTTGTAACTGCTGACTCAACTTCGAAAATCAGGCGGTCGATATCCTCGCCCTCGAATTCCTTTTGCGCCCAAGTCCAGTACTTGAGCACGTCTTCTTTAATCTCATTCATGTTCATAGCTTCAATCTTCATCCATATGAAAAAAGAGAGTGAAATATCCGTATTCGTTTTCCACCATGAGCAGATGTTTGAACTCGTCCTTCGGTAGTTTGCTAACGAAGTATTTGTCATACCCTGCGGAACCTTTCGTCCAACAATATGATTGCCATCCTGCGTCTATATACTTCTGTCGATTCTCGTTGAAGTCATCAATATCAACAGGGGTCCAAATGCTTGTCCGATATCCTGTCGATTCTTTGGTCCCGAGTTTACCCGTGTACCAGTTCTCTTCTTGTCTGTGGTTCATAGCTGAATGTTTTCTTGTACGATATCCATCGCCATTTGTAGCGCGGTTCGTGTTAGACGATGGGTTGTGGGTTGCTCCTGTCGGAGGTCATGCAAGGTGAGCCACGCTTGCTTGAGTTCTGTTTGTTTGTTGTCGTTCATGGGGCAATACTACAAAAGAACTTTCGTTCTACAAAATTTTATTTCGCTTTTGTGCAAAAAAAGAGGGAAGCCGCTTTCGACCTCCCTCTCCAAACAAACGACGGGGTAACAAGCCCACGACAAAACAGAACCCAAATATACTAATTCTTGGCAGAACCAAAATAATAATTTACGACCTGTCCCACGAGGGTACCTTCAGCAAACCCGAGGATGTGAAAGAAGATCTCTTTGTCTTGTACCCCGGTCTTCGCCCAAACAACCATGACGATTCCAATAATCATCGCAGCCGACCCGACAAAGACTTGCATCCAATCCCGCTGTCCCAAGTTCTTCGTGATCTCAATCTCTCGGTTCCTTGCGTTCGCTCTGTCCGCACTTGCGATCTCCTCCATCAGGAGCTTCGCGTTTGTCTTTTCTTCGTCGCTGGTGTCGGTGTTGTCGATTAGTGCACTTATCGCTTTCAGAGCGTCCGCACCTGGGACAATCTCCCCGATGAGGTCGAAGACCTTCGGTGCCTTTGTTTTGAACCATTGCCCGAGCTTGGTTTCTTTTAGTGGAGTTCCTCGCATTGTATCTCGTAGGATTTGCCGTGAGGCTTGATTGAAAACTTCCAACCGCCCAAACGAGGGACCGAGAACCCTTTCTCGACTTCCCACCCAATGGAACGGTCTTTCTTCTTGTATGATCCCGTTTGAACGACATGAACGGTCTCTTGTCCGTGATTGAAGTTGGAGGTGAGTACGTCGCGCATTACGGGGACATACCACTTTTGATGGGTGTGACCGCGTGCAATGATAACCGCTTGCGGATAGTCCTTCATATCTATATCCACATTGAGAACACCCTTCGAGCGTTTGGCGTTGCCTCCGTACCCGTGATGATAGTGGATGGGGTAGCTTCTGCGTCCTCCCTTTCCGTTACGGCTGCACTTGAGAACAACCCATCCAGCGTAATAACCCGCGATAATATTCCCCCCATTGGCGTTGAGGATACCGACGGTTCGTTGTATGGGGTCCACCCCGTGTCGTTTGGTGATGTTGGTCTCGTGGTTTCCTTGTCCGATCAGCTTGATGATATCCTTGTATGGTTCGAGCTTCTCTGTGCAGTCCTTGATGACCTCATCGATATAAGCCATTGCTTTGAGTTCAGGTCGCAGGGAGTCGTAAGAACCGCGCGGATCGAACTTCATATTCATCAAGTCGTATAAATCGCCCAGAATCAAAACAACCGCATTCTCTTCTTTCGCTCTGTCGAGGTGTTTGAATAAGAGTTTGCGGTCGCACTTTACAGAATCGAAGTGTATGTCTGAGAGCAGATAAACACTCCTCACGTCTTCGCTGTTTTCAAAGTCGAACGGGAGGACGTGGATATCTCGGTCCTTGGTTATTAAATCATGCATATGTCCAGATACGGTTTTCGGGTTTCATCTCGTCAATATCGCAGTGTATGAAATTCTTGCCAATCCCCAACCGCGTTATCCCGACTTCCATCAACGCATCTATGATGATAAAACGGTCTTGTGAATTGAGGACTTCGATATCTGCTGCGAGTCCTAAAAGGTGGGAAGAGTTACGGGAAGCGGGTAAACCCTTGGCAATGAGGGAGCGGTTATAATCAACCGTGCGAAATCCCGAAGAAATTACAAACGGAATGCCCGCGCAATCGCGAGCCTCATCGAGCAACCGAAGGAAGCCTCGGTCCATCATACGCCCCGATCCTGGAGCGTCGATAGAATCGAATTCTCTAAGCTTGAAGTGTCTCATCGTTCCGCGAGCATGAGTTCGATCTTGTGAACTGCTTTCACGACTTCTTTCATCATGTCTTTTAGTTCGTCTTTATCGCTCTCAACGCGGATGATTCGCCCCTTGAGCTTCTCAATTTCACGGTTGAGGTTTACCCAGACTCCCACGATCGCGACCGCGCTTGGGAGTATCATTATAAGTATTTCGGTCGAGGTCATCGAGGAACTTTTTCAATAAGGTTATGTTTTCTTTTCGGCTCTTTCTCATCCGAAGAATTGTTTCAGGTCTACGATGTTGGGAACGCCTCCGCTGCTTATGCTCATCCCGCTTTGAAAGTAGTCCGCAGGCTGCGGGAGCATATCCGCGCCCGTGTTCGAACTGTACTCCGGAAACAAAGAGGAGTTGTTGCAAAGGTATTGATACATTCGGTACGTGTAGAATTGGGCGTTCTGGCGCGCTCTTTCCACTTCCCTATGTAAGTCATCCGGCGAGATGGTTTGAGTGTCTTCAGACACCCTTAAAACGAGTGAGCCGTTGTCCATCTTCACGTAAAGAGATGGGATAAGCTCAACCATCGTCCACCAAAGGGTAGCTTTGCGAACGTAGTCATTCATCAAAGTAGCGTAATCGCCCGACAACCCACCGCCCGAGATATCGGTCTTCAGCTTTTCGAGGAGGTCGGTACCCAAATAGAGTTGGATGTACTTGTCTTGAGAGAGGATAATCGAAGGAACGAGGTAAGCGTCTTCAATGCTTCCGTTGATGTTGGTGATCCGCTTGATGTAATCCGGATTCACAAAGAGGACTTCTGCTTGTAGTGACATTATCGGGGATTTATGAAGCCTTCGTTCGGCATATCGATGGGACGTTGTGCAACTCGCTTATCGTTCTCAGGGTAGACGCTTCGCATCGACTCCCGCTTCTCGGATGAGTTTCTTCGCTTGGTTGACCGAGATTTTCTTGTTGTTCTTTTTGAGGTACGTTTGACGGCTCCAGAAGTGATGACATCGCGCCCCGCCTTTGAACAAGAAAAGGTCATATGTGTCTTTACCTCCCGCACCGAGTCCAGGGATTCACCGCTCGTAAGCTAGCCGCTTCGATGTCTTCCTTGCGGTAAACTTTGCCAGCGTTGACCATCTTTTTACAGAAGGAACGGGAACTCTCTTGGGTGGACTTGGGAGCGTACGTATAACG